CGATCAGGACGCTTATTCCCGCCAGTCCCTTTCGGTCGGCCTCTGCCCCTCTTAGGGGCCAGCTCTTCACTCATACTCGGCACTCCTTCACAAATTATTTTCAGTTGGCCTTTAGTGAGTTTAGTGAACCATTTTCGATTTTTGCTATAAATCTCTCTATATATATCTCTCTATGGAGGGTTTATACAGAAAAATATAAAAATAGCCGTCAAAAATGCCCTCAAAGCCTTACGCCACAATGGTTTCCGGTAGTGGGCGATTATTCACTAAAAACTCACTAAAAGTCGCAAGTCGCAAATATATTCAGTGAACCACTAAATATATTCAGCCTTCTGCCTGCGGGTTAATGCCCTTATCCAGCAGATAGTCGAGAATGTCATCAGACAGGCAATACCCATCACAGTCGGCTCCGTCATAGAAGACGGTTTCCGTCAGAAGGTTCAGCACATAGAAGCTGTCCTTCTGCTTATTCAGCAACATCCAGGCCGCTTTCAGAAGGGTCACTTCACTCGGCACCCATCGGACAGGGGGTTGTCGTTGGCGCACATGACGATCTCCACGGAGGCTTCCTCGGGAATGTTACTGAGCTTCGCTTTCAGGTCTTTTACGGTCACCGAACTCACTCCTTCCACTCTCGCAATAGGCTTTTGCCCGGGCGCACAGGCGGTCAGTGTCCACGCCATACTTTCCCGGGCCGGTGCCGTCACACGAAGGACAATCCCTCTCGGCACAGGTGAGGCAAGGACATTTGCCCTCGGTATGATTGCAGTAGTTGTAGATCATCTCACTTCTCCTTCTCCCGGGGCAGTTTCGTGGTCTTTCCGTCCGTCAGGTCATCACTTCCGAGCTGATAAGATACCAGGCTCATTCCCTCGGAGGTGATCTCCACGCCGTTGAAGAAACCACACACGATGCCGTCAGGAATATCCAAAGTGACCTTCATCTCTCTCCCTCGCTTTCCTGGGTGGGGTTGCTGGTCATGGAAGCCCGAATGAGAGCCTGGGTCAAGAATTTCGCCTCTTCCTCACTCGCACCGGCCTGAATGACGGCCCGGTAGAAAAGGAGGCTCGTTTCAGCCAGGACACCAATCGCATTTAACAGCTCTTTGAGGTGGTCATTGTTACTCACTCAACCCATCTCCTTTCTCATGCCGGAGGGAAAGCATCTTCTCCCGGGTCATCTTGTCCACCACTCGACCGATCTCGAAGTACCCGGCCATAGCCGCCAGCTTTTCCAGGTTCTTTGCGGTCTGCGCCGTGACCAGAATGTGAATACGGCGCATATTCTTCTTGTTCATGAAATCATCCTTCCTGAGAATTTCTCATGCAAAAGTCGTAGAAAGCGGCCAGGTGGTCAGCGGCCTCCTTCATCTCTTCATAGGAGCCGATATAGCTGCGGCAAGAGGCTCTGTCCAGGGCCGTGATGATTTTGCCCATCTTCTGAAACAGGTTGGCCCTCTCATTTTCGATGTTCATTTCATGAACCGGCGTGAGGAATACCGTTTCCTTGGTGAAAAACTCGGTGCCGTCCTCACATACCACCTTGGTCTTTTTCGGGGTGACCCGCTTGATGGTGAAGGGGCGGTAATAGGTCAGGCCGGTGTAGTTGTTCCATCCATAGGTGATTTTTCTCGGGACGCATACCCGCATCCCAGGTTTGAGATCAGCGGCGGGGATAGAAACCTCAAACTCATGTGTCTTCCAGTAGGCCACGGCCTCATGCGCCCCCTTTCATGCGAATGTTCCGGTAGGTGGGGTAGCCGGAGTAGACAGTCTTCCCGCTATGCCATTCAGGGTGAGCCTCCATGTCGGCGTTGAACCGCTTTGCGCTACACACGAAGTAGCCATTGGATTTACACCAGATTTTGTAAGAGTCGTAGAGGCTCTTCGCTCTGGTGTAGGCACCCTCGGCCTTTTCACACTTCTCTTCCAAGAACTGCAAAACCAGGTCATTGTCCTTCTCATACTGCCTGACCACCTGACGCATCTCAGGGGACATTTTCAGGCCGAACCGCTTGTACTTGAAGTAGCCCTCCAAGAGCCAGGTGAAGATGCCACGCATGGCTTCCGGGGTCTGGAACTCATTTTTGAGGTTCTTGTCCTGCTCGTCCTCGGAGAAATGCCGGTTGAACTCCACCACTCGCACACGGTCGGAGGCGAAGAGGCTCTTATCATTGACGGAAGGAAGGTCATTGCAGGACAGCCAGAGGGTGAATTGAGGCAGGAAAGTCGTGGTGGCTTCATAAAGGTTCCGGGCCTTGATCTCTTCGCCACCGGTGAACTGCTTGATCGTTTCCTCGTCCAGTTTGCCATACTGATTGCTCTCGGCCATGGTGACAAACCGCTTGCCTTTAAGGGATGCCAGCATGGGGTTCGCCGCCTCGGCGTTTTTGGAGCGGTCAGACTTGCAAATGATGGACACCGGCGACACGGAGGCGTAATCGCCCAGGAGATGGTGAATGGCACTAAGCATGGTGGACTTCCCGTTGCGGGTAGTCTTGCCGTGGAGAATGAACATACACTCTTCATTCGCCATGCCGATCATTGAGTAGCCCAGGGCCTTTTGCAGATATTCAGCCTTGTCCGGGTCATTACAGGTCACTTCGGAAATGAACTGCTCCCACCGGGGGCAGCGGGTGTCCTGCAAGGTGTAGTCGAAGCCGGTCTGCATGGTGAGGAAGTCCCGCCAGTCGTGTTCCCGGAACTCCATCTTTTCCAGGTCATAGGTGCCGTTCAGGCAGTTTATGAGATAGGGGTTCGCATCAAACTGTTCTGCCGTGATAGGCATGACGCTGGCAGCGTCCTTCATGAGCCGGTCACGGAAGCGGCGGTCACCCATCTTCACGATGAACTTCATGTACTCTCTGCGGCGGTCTTCGTTGTCGATCTCCCCGCAGTAGAGGGCCATGAGGCGGCAGAACTCCTTGATCTTCTCGGCCACCAGAAGAGAGCCAATGTCCTTCCGCCATGCCCCGTTGGAATAGGTGTACCAGCACTTCGCCTCCGGGCAGAAACGGGTATCATTCTTGTAGCACTCGGAAAACAGCTCCGCCATGCCGGACTCGTCCCAGGAATAGCCGGTGCCGCTGATCTGGTGGCTCCGCTCCGGCTTGGACTCCTTGATGTAGAACATCTTCTGGGACAGGTCTTTGTCCATGATGTAGCGGCCATTGGAGAGCTGAAAAAGTTCCTGCTCTTCCGTGGTCATGATTTCATCTGCCATTTCTCGTCACCTTCCTCATTGTCTTCGCTATCACCAGCACCGCACAAGCCTGAGCGTCTTCATCCCACCACGCACATTTCTCTCGGCAGCAATGCAAAACCTCGTCCGTAGCGGCGTTGAGAGGGCAATATTGCTTATTCTCCATCTACTACACCCCCCCCCATAGAAGAAAGCGTTTTTCAGAGCCGTGTCGATATGGGCCATGATCTGAGGCGGAAGAGTACAGACATACTTCCAGTCATCGGTAATGTCGATGACCCGCACCTGTTCGCACTCGGCCATGCTCGGTTCCAGGTTCTCCCACACAAAGGCGACATGGGTGGGCATTTCCAGCCGCTTCATCTTTGTGGTCAGAGGGATTACGATGCTGGTAGCGGAGAACTGGTTGCCCATGTTGTTCTGGACAATAACCCAGGGCCGCTTACCGCCCTGAACATGGCCGGAGGCCGGAATGGGAACATCTATGATAACAACATCTCCACGCTGATAGGGTTTCATAGTTACCTCCTGTATCTGGTTACAGAATTTACGATGGTTTCAATCTCGGAGCGGGGAAGGGGCGGCTTACAAGCCTGAGTGTTGGCATACAGCAGCTCCTTGTAAATGTCCGCCTTGGAATATCCCTGGTTGTGCATCTGACCGGCCAGGGAAGTCAGGCTGAGGTTCCGGCTTCCGGTGGTGATTGGGGGATATTCGGGCTTCACGGCGATCTTCCCGTTCTCTGGTTTCCGGTAGACGGGAGAATATATCCGCTGGGGAGCGGAGAGGCCGGTACCTTCTTTCGGAGCATCCGGGAAATACTTGGACACGATGTAGTCAATCGCCTCCTGGTTTTCAATGATCTCCGAATAGATAATCACCTTGCCGGTCATAATGAAGTACCGGCCACTCCGATATATCTCCACGCCATTCCGGTTGTTGCGGCCCTTGAAAGGGAGGGAGCCTTTTAAGAGGACATGAACACCTCTCCCGCTCCGGCTCTTCTCCGTGTAGGAGCCGCAACGACCGATAATGTCAGCCGCCAGGGGTGTCAGAAAGCCATCGTCAAAACCAGCATCAATGTCAATGCCGATCAAGCCGTCATCGTTGAAAACATACCCGATGCCGTCATAAATGTCGTTCTCCACATTCAGGACGGCACACTCAAAAGTCCCCCAGGTATCAGCCAGCATAGAGGAAGCGGCCTTTTTCTGCCAGGTCTGCATGGGTACCTTGCTGCTGTTCCAGACATTGACCCATTGGGCTTTTTCTTTCAGTTCCTCGGGTATTTTTTCATACATGACAGATACCTCAGCTTTCGTAGGGAGTAGGAAGACTCCAATCCCAGATTTGTCCGCCACGGTAGGCGTTGCGGAAGTGGTTGCGCTTTCCGTCACCGGTGAACCACAGGTAATCGGAAGGAAGAACTCTGCCCACATCCGCCTCACCGTCTTTCTCGGCGTACCAGCGGGACAGAACATCTTCGCAGAGGGCTTCAATTTCATCATCAACCGGGTTATCTGCATCATACCCGACAAATTGATATGGAGCGGTTACAACGGTCACCAGCGGCCCATAGCCATGATCTACACGGTTGAGAGCGCACCAGACACAGGCCGCTTTCTCGGTATCGGAGGGGACACCCCGGGCCTCTCCCCAGACCATTTTCGCCAGGACGGTAACCTCTTCCTCACTCCACGGCTCAGGAGTCGGAGAGGGTTCGGGGATTACCGTTTCTTCTGGCAGAGTGGGCAGAGGCTCCGGCGTGGCTTCCGGGGTACGGGCGGTGCATGAGGTCAGACAGAGCAAAGAGATCAGAGCTGCCAGGAACAGCTTACTCATTGACCGGCTTCCTCTTCCGCTGCTTGGTGGCGAAGAAATACTTGCTGTCAACGCACACGGGATAGCCGGGGAACCGGTTGCTGGCCCTCTTCTCGCCCTGGTTGTAAATCTGCTCCGCCGCTTCCAGCGGCATTTCGCCGGAAACATGGTCAGCACCGGCGACCATGATGTACGGGACTTTCCCGTTATTGTTCACGAATGTCATGAATACTTCCCCTTTCTCTGTTCCATGCCTCAACATCTACGCCGATCTTTTTCAGCTCTTCCTTGCAGAGCCAGGTGTAGTCATCGGGCATTTCGTAGTGGCGAATGAGGCGGTCATGCTCTGCGGCAACGGCCTCATAAAAGCGTCTGAGCCTCTTCGGGCCGAAGCCCAGGTGAACCGCCAGGGTGTAGAGTATCATTGCGTCAATGTCATCGGTGTACCGCTTGTCCGCTTCGATGATTTGCCGATTGATCTCCATGTTCATTGCCTTGCGCTCGGCAGCGGTGAAGGTAGCACCGTAGACTTTCCCTCCGGCTTTCTTCACAATCATGGCTCACACCTCAATGTCCTCGAAGAACACCGGGTACCTCGCCTTGAAAATGTCGAGAAGCCGATGGGCCACCACTCTCATGTCAGGGTGAGCGGCGGGAGAGGTGCGGAGCTGGAGGAAATGCCTCCATTCCCGGATATTGGCCGTCATGACCACCTCGGTCTTCGTGCTGTTGGGCAGAACAGACCGGGCTTCCTGGGGAGAACAGCCAATGTCCAACAGCTTGAAATAGCTCTGCTCGGCTTCCTCGCAAGCCTTTTTCCACAGGGTATAGGGAAGATACCCTTCGGAAGTCCAGGCCGGAGCAATGAAGGTGATCTCGGTGCCGAACTGCTCCTTCCCGTAGTTGCAGTACCGGGTACTCTCCTGGCAGTAGGAAGCCAGCCGGTGCCGGACGATCTCATGGCTCACTCCCCGGTCACAGGTGAAGCGAACGGTCACGCTGCCATGCTCAATGACGGCCTCATGGCCCCGCTTCAAAATGTTCTGGACAAACTTCTCTGCGCTGCCCTCGCTGATCTTGGCCTCGGACTTGTAGCAGGTGCGTCCGGCCAGCTCAGTCAGAGAGAGAAGGTCAAAATAGGCGGGAGAGTTGATAAGCTCAACCTTGGGTTCAATGATTTTCATGGTCAAACTCCTTCCACATGGCTTGCCAGCATATCGGCATGGTGCGTCCAGAGGACATTGGGCCACATCTTCACGGCCCTGGTGTAATCGTTCCACTCCTTCTCCGGGGTGAAAGCTCCCATGTGATACCGAATACAGGCAATTTCCTCTTCGGTCAGTTGGAAGAACTGCGACAGCAGCATGACCGACTTCTCCCCGTGGCCCTTGAAGAGCGTGTCGGGGTTGTACTCCCAGAGGATAGTGTTTTCCTGCCGCTCACACCTGTACTGGTCAATCTTGCAGAGATCATGGAACATACCCACGATATAGGGAGAAATCTTCCGCTGCCAGTGGAGGCCGTTGTCCTTCGTGAGCTGGACAAGGAACCGCATGACGGAGGCAGAGTGCCGGTAGAGGCCACCTTCGGTTGCCCCGTGAAAGCGGGTAGAGGCCGGGGAACGGAAGAAGCCCTTTCTTGCCAGCCAGTCCAGCATATCAACCGGGATGATGGGCGTACCGTCAGGGAGCATCATCAGGTCACAGAAGTCCCGCAAATCGGACTTACAGAAGCAGTCACTCATGGGCGGCACCTCCTTCATATTCGGGCCGGTGAACACTCCGGTCAGGGTCAAAGCCCTCCGGGTATCTCTTTTTCAGCTTATCGACATTGTGCTGGGCCACGGCTTCAAGGGTCACCCCGAGGCCGGTAGCCGTCTGGGCCACATACCACAGTACATCACCCAGCTCGTCCAGGAGCTTATCAGGGTTGAAGTCATGGCCCTGGAACTCGACCTTTTTGAGAAGGTCAATACACTCACCGGCCTCTCCGTTCAGGCCGTAGCACCCGTTTCTGATCTTGTCCCACGGGCTGAGATTGCCGGAGGTGCGCTCGGCGGCTTTCTGGTACTCATTCAGCGTCATGCTTCGCCGCCTCCATTTCCACTACGGTCATAATGGCGTAGTTGGCGAGGTCAATCAGGGTGTCCCGGATAGACTCGTCATTGACCTTCTGCTCCCCGCCCCGGGAGAGGGTCTTGAACCGGTTGAACTTGTCCCCGAGCCTGATACGGGCCATTGCCATACCCTCTTCAACGAAGGTCTGGTGGAAACTGTCACCGTAATCGTGGTTCTTCCGGGCATAGAGGTCATTGATTTCCTCGCAGACTTCCCGGTGAAGCTGAACCTTTGTCTTTGTCGTGGTCAAAGTATCTTATCCTCACTTTCCACAGAGTTTTCAACAAACCATTGGAGATGGAGGCCGGAAATGATAGCCGACCTCCCTCGTCAGGGGTCAGCCCAGAAGAGCCATCAGGTCACTCTTGGACTTAGGGGCCGCAGGAGCCGCCTGGGAGGCCGCAGGAGCGGCTTTCTTGGGAGTGGCGGGTGCGGGGGCAGCCTGGTCATCCCAGCCATCAGAGGGCCGCTTATCGGCCAGACGGGCGAAGGTGATGGTCTTATCCGGCTTGTTCTTGTTGGGCTGAACATCATGCTCAATGTCGCACTCAATGAAGTGGCCCACAAGGTCTTCGTGGTCGATCTCGGACAGCTCGAAGTCCTGCAAGGCGGTCTTCGCAAAGTAGCTGAACGCATTGAGCGCACCCTCGTTGGCAGACCCATCCGCTTTCAGCAGAGAGAACCGCTCAATGTGCTTGGCCCCGCTCTGCGTCTGCATGGTGACTTCCAGCTTGCCGAAGGCTTCCTTGTAGCTGACCCCGGTGATCTTGAAGACATGGGTACCCTCGGGGATAAGGGAAAACCCATCACTCAAACCAATTTTAGCCATTGTTCATTGTCCTCCTTAGATTTCGTCAGAGATGGGGAAGATGATGCCCACCAGTTCCTCTTCGTCCCCGGGCAGTACCGGGAAGCTCTTCACCAGCAGAGCCTTTCCGACATTGGTGTTGGTGTCAATGTCGTAGGCATACAGGATTTCACAGGTGTCGGTCTTCTCAATCAGCTTCCAGTCATCGTTGCTGATCTTCACGGAAATGTCACCGGCCTGGGTCTTATAGACCCGAACGCAGTCCTTGATTGCCCCATCGGGATAGGGCATGATAGCCTCGGACAGAACCGCATAGTCCGTGTGACCGATCTGGTCAAGCATCTTGGAAATGCCCTGGGGCATTTCCTGAATGGCCGCAGCGGTCACGCTCCGCACAGAGGGCGGAATGAGCATCATGGCCGTGGGAGAGGCCAGCCAGCGGTCGGCAAGGGGCAGCTCTTCGACTCCCCGGTTGTAGATGACCCCGCTGGAAGCCAGGGACTTCACAAAATTCTTGAATTTCATCAGGTCATGCCTCCTTGATGGATTTCGGCAACAGCCGGTAACTTTCCTCGGTAGTGCTGTACTTCTCCAACACCCCGTCCGCTTTCATGGCGTTCTTGTCGATCTTGGTGGTGGTACTCTTGCTGACCTCCCAGAGATAGGAGGAACCGATGACAGACACCTTTTTGTCCCCCTCCCGGAACTGCTGGATAGCCGCCTTTTTAATCATCTCGGTCAGGGTCTTGTACCGTTTCTCGTCATCGGCAACCTCGGAGGCATGAGCATCCAGCTTGGCTTTCAGCTCTTCGGCCTCCTTCACCAGAGCCGCCATGTCGGTTTCCGGGGAGAGGTTGTTGGTACGGAGGACAGCGAGAATTTCAGCGTCCTTCTTCTCGTCATAGGCCGGAGAGAGGCCGGTTTCCACATGGTCTTTCCACCACTTCAAGGCGGGTTTCACATACCGCTTCTCAAAGTCCGGGTACCGCTCAGATACCTTGAAAGGCCGGGTGATCGTGTTGGAGGGGCTGCACACGAAGTTCTCAGGATGTTCGTAGTCCCCGGGTTCCAGGAAGGAGGCCACCATGATTACATCGTCCACGCCCAGGAGGAACGCATAGAGGGCCGCTTGCAGAGCGTAATACTCAGGAATGTCCTCAGCCCAATCCTCAACCCGCTTGGAGGTCTTCATTTCCAAAACGGTCACGGGCTTGCCGTCCTTGCCATGCAGAAGGTAGTCCCACATACCGCCGAGTACCGGCGTGTCGGAGAAGAAGTCACCGAAGGTCTTCTGGAAGTAGTTCTCCCCGTAAATGTCGGTCGGGGTGACCAGATTGGTCATGAAGTAGGTGTTCTTCATGTACTCAGCCTGTTTCGGCTCAATGGTCTTACCGGCAATGGTGTAGATCGTGTCCTCAAAGGGCTTCTGGTAGGTGCGGGTGATCTCACACCAGACCTCAAAGGGAGTAGACCAGGGGTTGAGGCCGAGGATGGTAGCGAACCGGGTAGCGGTCAGCTTCTTGGGCCGCTTCGGGGGAACAATCTGAATTTTGTTGTCAACCCATTCCATCATCAACCCTCCTGCGTGTCATACGCTGCCAGCATCTCCCGGACACCGGAAATGAGCTGGTCACACACATCGGCGGTGATCTTGGTGAAGCCCTCGGTCTTCACGGCCACATTCTGGACAAAGCTCTCCTGCTCCGCATCCAGCTCCATGAGCTTTTTCAGCTCCGCTTTCAGCGTGGCGACCTGTTCCTCACTGGCGGCACCCTCCGGGGCGGAAGTCAGCTCGGTCTTGATCTCCTTGCGCTGCTCAGGGGTCACAGGGGGCTTTCTGGTGGGCTTGGGAGTCGGGGGAGGGGTGGGAGTGTTCTCACCGACCCCGGAAGTGTTGTCGATGCTGTCGGCCTCGATAATGTCAAGGACGAGCTGCCACAGGTACCGGCGCATATAGGTGAGGGAGCTGCCCAGGGCTTGCATCTCGTTCGTCACCACCTTGCCGCTGTTGGACACGATGGGAGCGATCTGGGTGAAGGGGGCCTCGAAGGTCATAGGCTCTTCGTCCCGGTCATCACAGTTGAAGACCTTGGCAACAGCGTACTCCTTGCCGAAGGTGGGAACCATCAACAGGCCCACTTCGGTGAAGATAGCCTCGGCCACGGGAACAATGTCGGCCAGCTCGAAGTACATGAACTCCAAGTGGATGTTCTTGCCGGTCTTCTTCACTCCGGCTTGCAGGAACTTCAACCGGGCAATCTGCAACTTCCGGCAGATATTCATGCCGCTGTAATCAACGGCGGGGGCGGAGGTCTTTTCGGTTTTCGCTGGCATAACAATAATCTCCTTTTTGTTTAGAATTTCTGGATAAAGTTCTCGGCAAGATTTTCCGTCTTTGCGTGGAACATAATCCTCAAAGGAAACCGCTCTATTTAGAAAAAGTGAATTGCTCCATCTGGCAAGGTCTGTCAGAAAACGGTCATGAGTGCCTTTTTGATAAATCATTACATAAGGCTGATAGCCAAGTTCAGTCAGAGAGCGTACCCGATACCAGTCTTCTTCGTGAGAAGTATCATAGTTCGTCAAAACATAGCACCGTATATTTCTGTCTGAACCACGGTAATATTTCTTAAAGCACTCCAATCCTCGAATAATCGCCTTTTCGTTTTTCATGAAGTCAAAGGCGAAATGAATTGTTTTGATTTTGACCTGATTGATAAGTTTGGCAATGTCATCGGTGATAAATCGAGCATCAATTCCCTGGGTAAAATCAACACTGGCACCGCTTTCAATAAGCTCGTTTAGAAGCGTTTCTCGGTTTCGGCAAGCCAACAAATTCGGGTCAAGAAGTTTAATTTCCCTCTGTCCATTCCAAAACTCACTTAAATCTGCTACCTGAATACTTTGGTTTCCTTCTTTGGGGCAGACAATGCAGAATGAACAGTTATTACAACAACCACGGGTTAAAAATCCGTAGGCCGTGTTTTGATATTGCGGGAACAAAGAATAATCAGGATAGCGGTGTTCAATTTCATCTGGCAAATTCTTGTGCAATTCACTGTGAAACACTTCTTTGCCGTCTTCCACTTTTATCGCATATCCTGTCCCCCCCCGTACCACATCGTCTGCATGGAATGTAGGAGGGGATTGCGGAATTTTGCTCAAAAGAGGCAAGTTGAACACTTTGCTCAAATAAACCTTGTCATAATGTTCACCTTCTTTTATCAATTCAACGCTATCCCCCTGTTCTTTGTGATAGGAAGATAATTTCATAAGAGGGAGGTTAGGAAAATTGATGGAGTCAGACCACATTCCTATTTTCAAAAATCGCTTCACCTCCTTTTAGGGCTATTTGCAATGATACCATTGGAGAATACATTCTAAAAATTAACCCTCCAACAGAGCTGTCAGCTCTCTCTTAACCTTGTTCACTCGCCTGGTGTTCCGCTTCGGCGGCTTTATCCCGAGAAAATCTCGGACATATCGCTTCGCCAGCCGGATATACCAGTCACGGTCAACGACTTCGATGGAAAGGCGGTTGTCGTTGTCCACCACACACCTTGACGGCAACCCGGCAATCTTCACAGGGTTTCCGGTTGAGAGGTGCATCTTGTAGAGCGTCCCCATGCGGTGATCGTCAGTGGCATAGACACGGTTGACCTTCTGCACCACCTGTAACTCTCCGTCAACCTCATGGAGAGCGTCACCATACTTGCTCCCGGCCTTGGCAATCAGTTGGAAGTCCAGCAGCTTGTCGCACCCCATGATGGTCTGTTCCACGGGAACCCCGTAGGCGAGGCAGTCTTTGACTGCCCGGGCGACCACACAGGCGTTGTTGTTGACATTGAACGCTCCTGCCGGGGCAATCCCTCTAACCAGAACCCCGCCTTTGATTTTGGGGTCACCTTCAAAGGGAACCTCGACATAATTGTTCACATCTTTCTGGCAGATCATCTTTATCAGGTCTTCTTCCAGCTCAAAGCCGGTGCGTTGCTCCCACTCACCGGTGATCTCCTGATACCGGGGAACATCGGTATCATCCAGGCTGACCATGATGCCATCGGTGTTGAGCTGGATGATTTTCAGTGTGGGGCAGTCCTGAATGAGATGGACGGCCATTTCGAGAAGCTGCAACTGGCCGGAAATGCAGACCGACCGGCCCATGAGAGGGTCATAGAGGTCATTGTACTTGTTCAGCATGGCACCGTAGGTGGTGTTCAGCACCAGCTTCAAGGCATTGGCCGTAGCCTTGTCCCCAGCCTTTTTCGCCTTGACCCGCCGCTCAATGGTGGCAGCGTACACATCCGGGGAAGGAATATTGCGGCTACAATACCCGTTCAAGATCATCTGGTGAGGATAGTAGCTGGCAACATCCTTATTGCGAATGGTGCGGGTTTCCGTGGCTTCCTCCCGGTAACAGGGAATAGCACCGTGAATACCGCCATAGGCGATTGTGCAAGGGCAGTCACCAACCATGATTTCCAGCTTCTCCTTGAACACCACCTCGCTCGGGATGCTCATGTCTTTCAGCCGGTCAAAGAAATCAAATACCTCCTGGGGGATATACTGCCGTAGCAGCGTGTCCGGGTATTTGTATTCCCGCTCGTCAAAGTGGGGTTTCTGCTCCGCATCAAGATAGGCAGCGGTCAGTTTGGCGTTGGTCATGTAGAGAGCCTTGGCCGGGTAGATACCCTTTTCTTTGCCCAGGGTCAATTTGCTGGACAGGTAACCTTGCCGAAGGTCATCCAGCCGGTCGGTTGCATCCACATCATGCTTGCAGTAGAAGATGACCTCTTCCAGCTCTTCGGGGGTCAGCGGTCGATCAAGATTGAACGACACGGTGGTTTCCCGAATATCCATGCCCAGGTGCGCTTCGATTGCTTTCAGGGACAGCCCCATCTGGCAATCGTCCATGAGGTCATATTGGTCAAAGTAGACCCGGCTCTCACGGAGATCAGGGTGTTCCCATCCCTCATGCCCCTGGACGATGATGAAATCATTGACCACCTTCACCTCTTCCGGCGTGTAGTCCGCCAGGACTGCTTTCAGAATGAATTGGTCATAGTGCTTATTGTTGAACCCGGCCAAAAGCGGTTCCTGCTCCATGAACTGTTTGACAGCCTCATTGTCGTTGTGAATTACGGTGTATTCCCCGGTGGCCTTGTGCTTGAACACGAAGAGCCAGTCAAAGGCGAACACCTCACAGTCGAAGATGAAGAGGCTTTCATTCAAGGGTTTCACCTCCAAACAGGTTGTTCAAGTACCTCTCTGCCAGGACTTCTTGTACGCCCTCCATGATATAGAGCATACACGGAAATGCCATCCCATTTCCCCACATTTTGTATTCTGCCGAGTCTTTGTGAGGAACCAGGGCGCACCAGCCTTTTTTAAAGCCTTGGAGAGATGCACATTCGGTAGGGGTCAATTTTCTGGCAAGATAAATCACTTCCCCGTCTTCCGTTTCAGTGGGAACGAAGAGGGTCTGGTCATTTCCACAGGCCAGTGTTGCGCTCTTATCTTTCTGTATCAAAGCTCCCTTACCCCCCCCTCACAACCTCCACGGATTTTCAGGGTATAGGGTATAAGCACACACGGGAGATGATGGTGGTCAGCTCTTGCGGCAGCCAAAGTCATAGTCACCCCCCCCGTGACGGTTTGATTATAGAAGTCAGCACCGATAGGTTCTAAAACCAATGTCTCAGTACCCCCCCCCCC